TCGAGATGCTTTGATGCCGTTACCCTTCAAGGGTCCGGACTCTACTTTATTCCAATTACTTGGTTTTGTTGTTCAAGCCGGACAGCGGTTTGCGACTATAACAGACATGAAAGTGGGCGAGGGTAATCAACAAGCAGCCGTGGGCACTACTTTAGCGTTAATTGAACAAGGCTCACGGGTCATGTCTGCGGTCCACAAACGTTTGCATTACGCGATGAAGACCGAGTTTAAGATTCTTGCGCGGGTGATGGGAGAATATTTACCGCAACAGTATCCGTATGTGATCGAAAATAAAGAAGCCTCTATTATGGCTAAAGATTTTGATCGTCGGGTAGATGTCATACCGGTATCTAATCCCAGCATATTTAGTCAATCTCAGCGGATTGCCTTAGCGCAGGCTGAAATGCAATTAGCGGCCCAGGCTCCTGAACTACACAACATGGAAGAAGTTTTTCGTCGCATGTACGATGCTTTAGGTGTAGAAAATGTGGATAAAATTTTAAAAACTACGCCGGAAGAAAGACCTAGCCCCAAAAACCCGGCTCTAGAAAATATGGATATATTAGAGGGATTACCGCTTAAAGCGTTTGAGGGTCAAGACCACCAGGCTCATATTATTGCTCATATGATTCATGGTAATAGCCCGATGCTTCAGGCACAGCCAAAAGCGGCAATTGGTTTACAAAAACACATTTTAGAACATGTTGAACTACAAGCTAAAGAACAAGCGATGGCTGAAATGGGGGCTCAACTAACGCAACAAATATCCCGAGAGCAGGCAATTCAACTCGAATCACGCATTGCAGAACTTATTGCAGAAGGTATGCAAGCGTTAAGAACGTTAAGCAAACAGTTATCCGGTGCAGATCAACCAGATCCTGTAGTTGCTTTAAAAGAGAAAGAGTTGCAGATCCGTGAAATGCAGGCACAGGCAGATATTCAACAAGATCAGGCAGAACTTGAATTCGATCGTAGTCGTGCTCAACAAAAAGCTGGAGAGTTCCAGCAAAGATTACAAAGCCAGGAGCGTCAGACGTTTGCTCGTATAGAGGCTGCGGCAGAGCGAGAGCGAATGAAACAATTAGCAGCGATGCAAAAACCGCCTAAATCATAAGAGGTTTAAATGATCTTTGAAGCCATAGCCGTCGTTCAGACCGCAAATACCGCGATTGGTGCTGTGAAAGAGCTATTGAAAAACGGCAAAGACATAACCGATTGTGCTGAACAGCTTGGAAAGTATTTTGATGCAAAAGCAGAAATACAGAAAAAATCAGGCAGCTCTCAGTCAACTGGTTCTGACCTTGAAAATTTTCTCCACCTTGAAAAATTACGCCAACGTGAAGAAGAACTGAAGACCATGTTGATTTACCAAGGTAGGGCGAACTTGTATCAAGATTTTTTAAGGTATGCGGCAGAAGCGAAACGGAATCGCGATGAAGCACTGGAAGCGCAGAAGAAAGCGAAGATCGCGAGACGCAAGAGAAACATGGCTTTGCTACGGTCTATGGTCATTGTATTTATATGTTTGTTGGGATTGGCTTCGCTCGGTGGTTTTATATATTGGGTCTCGACTTTGAGGGCAGTATGACGCAGAAGAAATTACAAAAAGAATCTATCTACGCTGAATATGACAAAGACGGTGATGGTGTCATCAGTGATGAAGAGATGTCTCGCATCACATCCATCAAAGAAACTGAGACAGCATTACGCAAAAATTTAGCGCAGTTGCGCATGGCAAGATACACCCTGATCGCTATGGGGGTGTTTACTGCTGCCATGTTCTTTGTGCCGATAGAGCGGGTGCAAGCTTTGTCCGATATCAGCAATCTCTTCTACATATCAGGCGCGGGTATCGTAGGCGCATATATGGGGACAACCGCATGGATGAATAAAAAATGATCGAGGTGCGTAGTGATCTATGTGTTTGCGCTAATCGTGATGACTGCTGATGGCACCGTCATACCTGATAAGAAAGCGTATTTTTACTCCATCAACCGATGCAACTATTTTGCAGATCGAGTTAGCCGTACACGATATAACTACTGGACAAAGCGTAAGGTACAGGCGTATTGCATCCCAGAGTGGGTAAATCCAAGAAACACTAAGATACTGAAATGACATGGGTTTTAATGCTTATAACAATAGAGGGAAGTATGTTTTACATGAGTGTAGTAGATACGTTTCCGAATGCAGATTCGTGTATGCAACAACGGGTAGAGGGGGTAAGTACGTTGGGCGAACCAACTATTAATTATCAGTTAATTTGCATTCCTACAGATCAGCTGGGAGAAAGCACATGATTTTAGGTGTATTAGGAAAAATACTTGGCAGTGAGACAGTTATCAAGAAAGGCATGGATTTGATTGATGACATGCACACTTCTGAAACTGAGTCGATTGAAGCAAAAACACAAGCCAAAATAGCGTTGATGAACAGTTACGCTCCATTTAAAGTGGCTCAGCGGTATCTCGCGCTGATGTTTGGTTTGACTTATGTATCCTGTTTTATCATAGTCCTCGCTATGACACTGACTGGAAAGGGTGATCCTTCCTCTGTATCCCAGGTGATGGAGCAGTTTCAAATCAACTACGCTATGCTTTTAATCCTAGGCTTTTATTTTGGTGGAGGTGCGATAGAATCTTTCACTTCTGGAAGAAAAAAGGATAGTTAAGGAGACTATTTGACTACAGATATTGATATTGTACAATTTGTGTTCAAGACTGTTAATGAACGAAAACTACAAGTTTTAGACATTCTTGAAAATAATGGCATTCAATCTATGGAACAATATGCCAGTTTAATGGGTGAGTTGAACTCACTAAATTACATAAAACAGGAACTCTCGAACCTGCTAGAAAAACAGGAGCGTCTAGATGACTAGCGATACAGCAAGCATTTCTCATGCTTATGAAGATCCCACTTACCGATACAACTCTGTTCTAAACCCAGCTTTAATTGATAAACCTCTTTTGGAACGTATGCCACAACCAACGGGCTGGCGACTATTAGTTCTTCCATATCGTGGTAAAGATACAACTCGTGGCGGAATTGCACTTCCAAATCAAGTTTTAGATGATGGTCAAATACAGACAGTAGTTGGATATGTGCTTAAAAAAGGCCCTTTAGCATATCAAGATGAGGATAAATTTCCTGAAGGTTCTTGGTGTGAGGAAAAAGATTGGGTGATTTTTGCAAGGTACGCAGGATCTCGATTTAAAATAGATGGCGGAGAAGTAAGAATCTTAAACGATGATGAAATCCTAGCGACTATTTTAGATCCAGAAGATATTGTTAGTTTATGAGGTTGTTATGAACGAAGAAAACGAAAATTTAGAATTGGATTTAAGTGACGCAGAAGAAACTGAAGTCACTATTGAACAAGAAACAGATGCGGTAGAAAGTGTTGCACAAGACTCAGATTCAGATTCAGATGATTACAAAGAACACGAAACCGGCGTACAAAAAAGAATTGATAAACTTACAAGAAAAATGCGTGAGGCAGAAAGACGCGAACAAGCTGCGATTGAATATGCCCGAAACGTTCAAAATGAATCTAATCAATTAAAAGCACAAGTTCAAAACCTGGATGCCGGGTATTTGAATGAATATGGTGCTCGGGTAACAAAAGAACAGGAATCTGCAGAACAAGAACTTCGTCGAGCCGTAGATGTAGGTGATTCTGAGGCTGTTGTAAATGCCCAAAGAGCCTTAATGGAAATTGCTATACAAAATGATCGATATCAAACTGCGTTAGCAAGAAAAAAAGAACAAGAGCAATATGCCCAACAGTACGCCCAACAACAAGCGCAGCCGCAGCAGCCGCAGCAGCCGCAGCAGCCGCAGCAGCCGGACCCTAAAGCCACAGAGTGGGCAGAAAAAAATACCTGGTTTGGCAAAGATGATGCAATGACATTTGCTACTTTAGGTCTGCATCGAACTCTTGTAGAAAAAGAAGGGTTTGACCCACAATCAGATGATTACTACAATGAAATGGATAACAGGATACGAATTGCGTTTCCTCACAAGTTTACCGAGCCCGGCAAAAAACCAGCCCAGACTGTTGTCGGAGTATCTCGCACACCAGGATCTGGGCGCACAAGTAAGGTCCGACTCTCCCGGTCCCAGGTTGCAATAGCCAAAAAATTAGGAGTGCCGCTGGAAGAATACGCAAAATACGTTAAGGAGTAAGTTATGACCGAGCAGAAAAAAATGAGCGGTCAGAACCGCACCTCACGCAATAACCAGACCCGAGAAAAAACGGCTACTCGTCGTCCTTGGGCACCACCATCCGTATTGGATGCTCCCGAAGCACCGGAGGGATTTAAACATCGGTGGATTCGTGCAGAAGCACGCGGGTTTGATGATACTAAAAATATCTCAGCCCGAATGAGAGAAGGATGGGAATTGGTCCGTAAAGACGAATACCCCGATTTTGAAAGCCCTGTTATAGACAGTGGCAAATATGAGGGTGTGTTTGGAGTTGGTGGACTTCTCCTTGCGCGAATACCCGTAGAAACTGTGTCAGAACGTAATGAATATTACGCGAATCAATCGAAAGACCAAATGGACGCTGTAGATATGGATATGATGCGCGAAAATTCTCACTCAACGATGAGGATAACTAATCCTGATCGACAATCGCGTGTAACTTTCGGCGGCACCAAAAAAGGTTAGCCGCTGTTACTAGGAAACATAGGAGTAAATTATGGCTAATAACCTTACAGGTGGCTTTGGTTTGCGTCCAATTGGTAAAACTGGCGGAAACGTAAATAATAACGCGACCACTCAATATGAGATTGCCAGCAACTATACAACTCAAATATTTAATGGTGGAATTGTTGTTCCTGCGTCAACAGGAACAATTATTATTTCCGATCAAGCTATAGCTCCTTTAGGGGTGTTAGGCGGAGTTGAATATGTTGATTCTACTACCAAAAAGACGACTTTCTTAAACTATTGGCCGGGTTCAAACAACGTAAGCGTGGACACTAATTTTCCAGTAAAAGCGTTTGTGTACGATGATCCAATGCAACTATATGTAGTTGCGGCTGATGGAACAAATACTGATCGTGCTACTGCTTTAGCAGATGTATTTTCTAATTGTGATATGGCTAGCGTTAATAACGGCAGCACAGACACAGGAAAATCAACTGATCTGTTAGATATCAGCACCGCAGCAACAACAAATACACTTGATGTGCGAATTGTTGGGCTGTTTGAGGATGAGGCTAACGAAGATTTTTCTGCGTTAGGACATCAGTACATTGTTCGTCTCAACGGTCACTTCAACACTGGAATGCAAGCTGCCGTTGGTACGTTTGCTACAACTGGTATTTAAGGGGGATATATCATGGCTATTTCTCGCGCACAATTAGCGAAAGAATTGGAGCCTGGTCTCAATGCCCTCTTTGGGCTTGAGTATGACCGGTACGATAACGAGCACGCAGAAATATTTGATACAGAAACTTCAGATCGAGCATTTGAAGAAGAAGTTATGCTGGCTGGTTTTGGTACTGCTCCAGTAAAACAGGAAGGCGGAACAGTTTCGTTTGATGATGCACAGGAAACATTTACTGCGCGTTATACGCACGAAACAATTGCTTTGGCGTTTTCAATCACAGAGGAAGCTGTTGAGGACAATCTTTACGATCGTTTAGCTTCTCGATACACAAAAGCATTGGCTCGTTCGATGTCGCAAACAAAGCAAATTAAAGCTGCGTCAATACTAAATAATGCGTTTAGTACATCTTCACCAATTGGTGATGGTGCAGCCCTTTGTTCTTCATCACATCCATCGTTGAACGGTAACCTGCGAAACCTTTTGTCGGTTGCTTCAGATCTAAATGAAACATCGTTAGAACAAATGATGATTGATATTGCCGGTCTGACAGATGAGCGTGGTCTGAAGATTGCGGTTCGAGGCATGAAACTGATTATCCCTAAAGAACTACAATTTATTGCAGAGCGAGTAATTAACTCAAATCTGCGAGTAGGAACTTCGGATAATGATTTAAATGCTATGAAGTCAATGGGTATGCTTCCCGAGGGAGCGGTTGTAAATCACTTTTTAACTGATCCAGATGCATTTTTCATTAAGACAGATGCACCAAACGGATTCAAGATGTTCCAACGTGCTGCTATAAAAACAGCAATGGAAGGTGATTTTGATACCGGCAACATGCGATTTAAAGCTCGTGAACGTTATTCGTTCGGAGTTTCAGATTGGCGTGCTGTGTTTGGTACACCGGGTGCTGCTTAAAGATTAGGGGCCTTTTGGCCCCTTTCTTCTGACGGTTTAAAAACCGACACTAGCCAAGACAGGAGATTGATATGGCTAATTCTACATTCAGCGGTCCAGTCCGCTCAAAAGGTGGTTTCACCTCAATAAGTGAAAACTCTTCAACAGGTGCGATCAGCACTTTATCTAGTATCAGTGCTACTGGAGTTGCTTCATTTGATGCTAATACTCTAGCAACAGAAGCTGGCACAGGTATCACTACAGGTTCAGGGACTATCTATCGTAGTTCAGTGCAACGAGTTGGTGGGATTATCACTACTCGCATTCTGATTGATCTGACAGGTCTGCATTCAACAGGTTCTGGTGACATTATTGGTGTGAATGGCACATCCTTGGTCTGTCATATTGGTCAAATTACCGCAGCACAAAATGGAACTATTTTGACCGGAAGTATGGAGTGTTTTGAGGCTCCTACCGGTGGTGATCCAGACATTAACGTGCACTCTGCTACAGAGGGTACGGGTGTTGAGGATGGCGCAATTGCTGACTTGACAGAACGTTTGTTGGTCGACGCTGGCGATGCGACACTAGGTAGTAAAGTGTATTTCACAGCAGTTCCGGCGGCAGATGAATTTTTGTATCTGACAACAGGTGCTGCAACTGATAACGATTACACTGCAGGCAAACTTTTCATTGAAATGATGGGTTATGCATAATTGTAAGGAGCTTTAAATGGCTGGTTCAGATGTTAAAGCAAAACTTATAAGCGATGAAAACGCCTCAGACGATGATCGTTTAGTTACGGCTGCTCGTCCTAATACGACAGCGACTTTAGCCAACACCACTTTCGCAGGAGGTGGAGCTAGAAACGTGATTGTGACTACGACAGGTACGGGAGACAACGGGAAAACTACGACCATTACGGGGACTGATGTTTTTGGTAATACTTTGACCGAAACCATCACCTCTACTGGTAGTGCCGAAGCGGTTGCTGGCACAAAACTTTTCCTAACCGTTACGTCTGTGGTTTGTTCTGCACAATACGCGGCAGACATTAAAGTTGGGTCGGGTACTTTGTGCGCGGAGGCAGTGAATAGTTCTGCTCGATTGCGTCTCAAAGGGATGTCGATTGTCTCGGGTGGGAGCGCAGGAACCGTTGAATTTATCAATGGTACCCCAGAAGACGGAACGGTGCTGTTCAAATCACGGACAATAGGCACAGACAACACCACCACTGATAGAACTATTCCTGAAGAGGGGGTTTTGTTTGATAGTGGTATGTCAGTCAAGTATACCGTTGGCACTATTGACATGATGACGTTTTTCCACGCTTAAAATGGCTAAATCAAAAGGCAAAATGCCTGCCCGAAATAAGAAAAATTTTCGGCCAACAAGCAAAGGTGCAGGCATGACTGCTGCGGGGGTTGCTGCGTATCGTCGTAAAAACCCCGGCAGTAAGTTGCAAACAGCCGTCACCAAAAAGAAAAACTTAACAGAAAAAGAAAAAGCACGACGTAAATCGTTTTGTGCCCGTTCTGCTGGTCAAATGAAAAAATTTCCAAAAGCAGCAAAGAATCCTAACAGTAGATTGCGTCAAGCCAGAAAAAGATGGAGATGTTGACGTGAAAGCGGAGGATGTTTTAAAAAAATTAGAGCAGCATGAAGCAGAATGTACTTTACGTTATCGAAGAATAGAAGAGCGTCTTGATGATCACAAAGCCGGACTTCAACGATTAGATATGCGTTTATGGGGATTAGCTGGTTTAATTGTAGCGGTGGCTATAGCAGAACATTTATTAACATGACGATAAGCAGAGGAAGTATATCTAAACAGGTTTCAAAGCCACCTCAAAAAAAGAAGTGGAGCGCGAAACGTAAAAAAAAGATTGATTGTTCTAATCCAAAAGGATTTTCTCAAAAAGCTCATTGTGCAGGGAGAAAAAAACGTGGCAAGTCGAGTTAGATTAGGCACTGTTGTTAAGATGAAAAATGGCGGTGCGGTTAAAAAGAAAACAAAAAGTGGCGGTAAGATTTGTCCGGAGGGTAAAGCCTGGGCAAAGAGAACTTTTGATACCTACCCTAGTGCCTACGCAAACCTTGCCGCATCAAAATACTGTAAAGACCCCAACTATGCTAAAAAAGCTAAAGGCGGCAAGAGAAAGGGAAGATGATGCGAACTCCGGTTAAAAAAAAGATTAGTAAAGTAGCAGGGGCTTTAAACAAGGCTTCAAAAAAACATGCGGCACAAGCAAAAGTGTTAAAGGGTTTGGTTAATGGCAAAAAGAGAACCAGCAAAAGGAACCGGTAAAAAACCAAAAGGGTCCGGTCGTCGTTTGTACACAGATGAAAATCCGAAAGATACGGTTCCAATTGCTTTTGCTACAGTAAAAGATGCTAGAGACACTGTGCGTAGAGTTAAAAAAGTTGATAAACCGTATGCCAGAAAGATCCAGATTTTAACTGTTTTGGAACAAAGAGCTAAAGTTGCCGGTAAAAGAGAACAAGCAAGAATAGCTAAACAAGGCAAAGAGGCTATAAGAAAACAGCATGGCAAGGCTTAGATATGACAGATTTTATTACAACCCGTTGCCAGATGAAGTCACTCTTGATAACAGCGATATAGACGGTATAGGCGTTTTTGCTACACAAGATATAGAAGAGGCAGTCGATCTTGGAAGCACACATATTAAGGTGCCCATGATTGCTGGGTACATAAGAACTCCACTGGGTGGTTTCATAAATCATTCAGAGGAGCCCAATTGTTATTTAGCGTTGTCTCAAGATTGGGACGATTACAGGGTGTATAATTTAATTACGCTTTCTGAAATTAAAGAAGGCGAGGAGCTAACGCTCGATTACGATATGTAATTGGAGAAGTTATGGGACAGCTTAAAGAATGGCTAAAACAAGATTGGGTTCGTATCGGTAAAGATGGATCTATAAAAGGTCCTTGCGGAACATCTAAAAATAAGAAAAATCCAGATCGCTGTTTACCAAGATCAAAAGCTAATAGTTTGAGTAAGTCTGAGAGAGCCGCTACTGCTAGAAAGAAAAAAAGAGAAGGGGCTAAAGGCAAAACAGTTGTTGCAAATACGAAACAAGCTAAAGTTCGTACTGCTGCAAAAGGTGGTGAAATTCGTAAGAATCACCGGGGGTGTGGCGCGGTTATGTCTGGTCGTCGTAAAAAAACGTTATATGTCAAACCGCGTTCTTAAATAGGAGGATTAAATATGAGTAGAGTCAATTTAGGTGCTGCAGGTTTTAATAGACCGGCTAAGAAAAAAGCTAAAGACATGACTATAGAACTGCCTAGCCAAATGTTACTTAGTGGCATTGGAGCAGGAATCGGTGCTATGGGTAGAGCTAAGAAAAAAGCTAAAGGCATGGCTATGGGTGGAGCTATGAAAAAAGCTAAAGGCATGGCTAAAGGCGGAGCTATGAAAAAAGCTAAAGGTGGAGCAATCCGTCGCGGCGACGACAAAATGGTCGCTAAAATGAAAGGCGGTGGTGCTGCAATGCCCATGAAGATGGTTGGCGGTAAAAAAGTCCCTGCGTTTGCTGCAGACGGAAAAGGAGCTAACGATCTTATGAAGAAAGCCAAAGGTGGTAAAGTCATGAAGAAAGCCAAAGGCGGAACTGTCCGTAAAATGATGGGTGGTGGCATGGCTATGAAAAAAGCTAAAGGTATGAAGCGCGGCGGCAAAGTTCGCTAGATGGCAAATTTAATAAGCAACATCCCGTATTTTAAATGCTGGGTGCGGAAGGAGTTTACCTGTAATCATGACCGATATCATGGAGAGTTTCTTCATGCGTTAGCTATTGCAGTAAACACCATTCCCGATAGATCGTTAAGTTTTCAGGTCGTTTTTACTGGTATAACAGACTCTGATGAGGAAGACGAAATTAATGTTCACGGCGGAGCCATGTGGGCTCGAATGCCTATTCAAGCATTAGTTGCTGATATTGAGCTTGAAGAGTGGCCGGAACGTATGGAAGATCATTTATGTCAGCCTTGGGACTGCGAGTCTCGTGAACATGAAGTCGTTGTTTTCGATCGAGTTAGTTCAAGCCCCTGGATTGCAAAGGTTAATCACGAATTTTATGAAGCGCGGTATATGATGAGTATAGACTACACCGGAAATGCAATTGCAGATTCTCCAGATCAGCACAAACAGAGTCATCTTTTGTATCTGACAGAAGGCCCCTGGTCCGGAAACATTATCGCCCTGCCGAATAATCGTGCAAGAGCAACGTCCCCTGCTTTGTGGAATACCGGAGAAGGGCCACCAGATTTTCGTCCTAGTCAGTATATTCATTCTGCTGAAGGACATAGTTCATATACTGATCCTAATATTACATTTGATAATCTATACTCTCCGGGTGTGGAGGAATAATTATGGCTACTTCTGGATCACAAGATTTTGAACTAGATGTCGCAGACATTATAGAAGAGGCGTATGAGCGATGTGGTTTAGAGTTACGCACGGGATATGATGCTAAAACAGCAAGAAGATCTTTAAACATCATGTTTTCGGAATGGGCTAACCGTGGAGTTAATCTTTGGACTGTTAAGCAAGCCACGTTTACGTTAACAAGCGGAACCGCTACATATACATCTTCTAACGGTTTAGCTTCTCCTATCAATGACATACTTGAAATGGTTGTTAGTCGATCGGGCACAGACTTTCAAATAAATCGTATGAGTCGAGGAGAATATTTAAACATTCCCAACAAGACTACTACAGGTCGTCCTTCTCAATTTTATTTCAACAGACAACTAAGTCCTGAAATTATTCTTTGGCCTACACCTGAAAATAGCACAGACCAATTAGTCTACTATTATGTAACTAGAATAGAAGATGCGGATGCGTTGACTAATAATACGGATGTGCCTTTTCGTTTTATCCCTTGCATGGTTTCTGGATTGGCGTATTACTTATCAATTAAACGTGCTCCAGAAAGAGTTCAACTTTTAAAAAACGTGTATGAGGAAGAGTTCCAACGTGCCGCTGACGAAGACGAAGATCGGGTCTCTTTAAAGTTGCAGCCTGATATACAGTACATAAGGATGTAACATGGGTAAGTTTGCGTATGGTAAAAAGGCTTATGGAATATCAGATCGTTCTGGGTTTCGTTATCGTTTGCGAGATATGAAAAAAGAATGGAACGGTGCTCTTGTGGGGCCGGATGAATATGAATCTAAACATCCTCAGTTAGAATCTCCTAGAATTATTTCTGATCCACAAGCACTACGAGAACCCCGACCAGACAACACAGAGGTTCTAAGTGTTTTTTTATTTACCGATACAGTTGGAATACCTACAACTCGATTAATATCTTTTGGTCAGGTGGGTGAGGTTACGGTAACGACATGAGCTTTACATTTGCAACATTAAAAACAGCGATACAAGACTATACGGAGAACACAGAGACTACGTTCGTTAACAATCTTTCTTTGTTTATCAGAGCAGCAGAAGAACGTATCTTAAAAAACGTTCAATTATCGTTTTTTCGTAAAAACGTAACAGCTAATTTTAGTGCGTCAGATCAGTTTTTAGCAATACCAAGTGACTTTTTAGCACCCTTTTCTCTATCTTTTACTGACAGTAGCAGTAATAAAAATTTTTTAGATTTTAAAGACGTTAACTATCTACAAGAGTTTACGCCTAATCCTGCTACAACAGGCACTCCCAGATATTACGCAGTGTTTGATGTGAGCAACTTTATTATTGCACCAACCCCTGCTAGTGCTCTTGCTGTTGAACTACACTATTACTACCGACCAGGAAGTTTAACGACAGGTGGGGATTCCGGCACAACATGGCTTTCAGAAAACGCGGAACTTGCTCTTTTGTATGGCTCTCTTTACGAGGCATATACTTTTATGAAAGGAGAGGCAGACGTATTACAAAATTACAATAATCGGTTTATTGAATCGATTACAGCCTTGAAAGGATTAGGTGAGGCTAAAGAAGTTACACATGAATATCGAGTAGGTAAAATAGTGAGACCTAAACAATGATGAATGGCATGAGCATGGACTTTGGACCGGCGTTTCAGGTTGAGATACAAACAACTGATAACAGAGGTCAAACCCCTGAAGAGGTTACGGCCCGGTGTGTTAATAAAATTATCAGCATATCTGACCACGCCACGCCAGAAGTAAGAGAGCAAGCTCATGCTTTTCGTGCGAATCTTGAAAAAATCATTGTTTTGTATATGAAACAGGCAATTCGTTCAGATCGAACGACTGTGTATAATGCAATCAAAGATTCAGGCCATGACAAGTTGGCTGAATACATAAGGAGACTGTGATGGCTTTTACTGGAAACTTTTTATGTAGTTCCTTCAAGCAAGAATTGTTGGAAGGGAAGCATAACTTTTTAGCGAGTGGTGGGAACACGTTTAACATAGCTTTGTATGACAACAATGCTAGTTTTACGGCAGCAACTACAGCATATACCACAAGTAATGAAATTAGCGGAACCAATTACTCTGCTAAGGGACAGGCACTAAACCCAGTAAACCCTACCCTAAGTGGCACAACGGCTCTTGTTGATTTTGCAGATGAAGTGTTTTCAAACGTAACAATTTCGGCTGTGCGTGGCGGGTTAATATTTAACGACAGTGCAAGTGGTGATCCAACTGTGGCTGTTCTGGACTTTGGTGCTGATAAAGCAGCAAGCTCTGGTGATTTTACGATTGTGTTTCCAACAGCGGATGCGAGTAACGCGATAATCAGGATCGCGTAATGACTAGCGTCGTTGTCTCGCTCGGACTAGGGTGGAACTCGTCCACTACTGGCTGGGGCGAAGGCGGCTGGGGCGAAGACGTAGCGATTGGAACCAATGCTACGGCATCTGTCGGGTCGTTAACAGTTAATATCGATGCCGATGTCGATGTTAGCGGCTTTGGAACAACAGCTAGTTTAGGAATTGTTTTTGAAACACAGAATGGTGTTTCTGGTACGGCAACTCTAGGTAGTTTCTTTACCACAAATACGATTAGTGGAATGACATCATCGTTGGGCACAACTAGTGTGACGGGCGATGCCAACACCGAAGTGACAGGTTTAGCCGCGACAGCTTCAATCTCTTCACAGGGTGTTTTAATATGGGGAGAAATAATACCTGCGCCAGGGACAACGTACACTACGATAGTTCCTTCGCCGGGGACAACGTACACAGAAATTGTAGTAAGGTGATTTAGATGGCTAGTACCTTTGTAAATGATCTCCGACTAGAGGAGATGGCAACTGGCGAAAACTCAGGAACGTGGGGAACCAAGACCAATGCGAATCTTGAGTTAATCGGTGAAGCACTGGGCTTTGGCACAGAAGCAATTACTACAAACGCCGATACCCATACCAGCGAGATAGCAGATGGTGCGACCGATCCAGTTCGTGCGATGTTCGTTCAGTACACAGGAACTCTAGATTCAGCTTGTACTATCACAATCACTCCAAACACCATTAGTCGAGTTCATATTATTGAGAACGCAACCAGCGGTTCTCAAAACATTATTATTAAGCAAGGGTCTGGATCGACCGTGACCATCCCCGCTGGAAAATGTTCAGTGGTTTATTTAGATGGAGCTGGGAGTGGAGCCGCTGTTGTAGATGCTCTAACAGCCCTTAGTGTCGCTGGCGACATAACAGCCGCTGGGACATTGAACGCTACAGGTGATACATCTGCTGGAGATAGTGCGGCATTGGGATTTGCATCGGCAGACGGTTGTATTATAACCGGCCAAGGCTCTACCAATGATGTCAGTATAAAAAATGATGCTGATGCTACCGTGATTGCGATCCCCACAGGCACAGACGATGTTGAGTTTACAGATGATGTAAAACTTAAATCAGATGCGGCTGTTTTGTCTTTTGGTGCAGATAGTGATGTGACCGTGACTCATGTTGCTGATACGGCATTGCTTCTCAATGACGCAATCAAGATGACCTTCAGAGACAGTGCTTTAGCTATAAACTCAAGCACAGATGGTCAGCTAGACATAGATGCCGATACAGAAGTAGAAATAACTGCACCTACTATAGACTTAACTGCTTCTACTAAAGTAACTGTAAGTAATGATGTCGATGTTGTTGGTAGAGCCGTTGGCACGACCATCACTGCTGAAAATGATGCAACCTATGATTTAGCTGTTGGTAATAATTTTACAACCACAACATCAGGGGATGTTACGCTGACCTTTTCTAATGT